CCATCAAATGCACCCATCAACTTCTGAGCAGCTTCTTTTGCGTCAACACCAGACAGCTTAGAAAACTGCAAGATGACTTTACTCATGTCATCAATAACTGCTGATGTAAATTTACCAGAACTAACAAGCGCAAGAATTACATCGTTTGCTTTGGAGTAGCCAACATTTAAGTCAGTGCCAAGTTTTTGCGACAAGGCAACTACTTGTGATTCAGTTACTCCAGCGTATCGACCCGTCAAAATCATGTTATCGCGAAATGCTGCTGACTCCTTATCTGCATTGATAAAAGAGTAAGCAAGCGCACCAACAGATGCAGCCGCAGCGGTCATCCCAACTGTAAATGGCGTAAGCAAAGACCCTATGGCTTGAAACATAGGCCGAATACCACCCATCACATCTTTTAACTGACCACCCTGTTGCAACGCTGCAATAAACGGGCTTTGACCAGATGCAATCTGCGTAAAGAAGTCAGTGGTTTGATAAGTAAGTTGAATTTTTTGTTGCTCGTTCATCTTAAACTGAGCGCCAGCAGCATTTTTTGCCGACATTGCAATTTTGTCGTAAGCAGCAGCTTGCTGTAACAAACGATCTTTCATGTCTTTTGTGGCATTCATGAACTTACCCGAGGTAACTTCACGCTGAATCAACTCTACTTTTGTAAGTGCCTTGCCATAGTCTTCTGTTGCATGAATCAATGTCTTTAATTCACCAGCAGCAGAATTAGTATCTCTGCGAATAGCATTTTTTAGCTTGGTATTTTCGGAAATTGCTTTGTCAATAGACGCAGTAAATTCAGCCGTATCCAAGGCAAGGACAACACCAAGTCGGGCAATGTTTTGTGAGGCCATTATTTTCTCCGGCGTTCCAGTTTTTTGGCGTATTCAGTTATTCCGACAGCCAAGGCAGATTTTAGTTCAGTCAGCACGTTGTTAATGTTCTCTTGCAAAGCAGGTCGCAAAAATGGTTTAGCTGGTCTTTTTGATGTGCCAAATTCATTAGCCAAAGACACAGCACTTTTTTTGACAGACACTACGGCAATTGCACCGTCAGTTTCATTTACATAGTCACTTCGCTTGTCTTTCTCGCTAGGAATACGAGCATCCAAACGAATAGTGTCTCTCATGTGAATTGGGTTTTTTCCGTCTCTAGGCTTATCGCCAACAGGAGCGCGAGTCGTTGCCGAATTTAAAACTGATTGCATTGCAGTTTTAGCAGCGGGAACAAGTGTGTTTCTAGCAACCAAGTCCCCTCTAAAGCCTTCAGCCATTTGCTTTAGCTGCTGCTCAAACTCAGCAAATCCTTCTAGCTTGACGAATTTGCTTTCGGGAACATAAGCCATGCTATTCTTTCAGGTAAGCCTCCGAACCCGGTCTAGTAGCCAAGAATGCCATCAATTGCTTGCTGGCTTGATCTTGCTGTTGTTCCTTTGTCAGCGGCGGGACAATGTATTCGTGCGTTGATGGAAGAACATCTTTCATCGTAAACGGTCTTGTTGTCTTCTGTATTTTCGAGTTTAAGTTGCCTGTGGTCAAGGAACTCAAAGCCAGCAAAATAGCTTTGTTTCCCAACATACCATCCGACAACATAATCTCGATATTCCGCATATCGTCTACAGGAACATCATCAGGACACCCACCATGAGCGTAAACATACGCTCTGGCTTGCAGGTGAATGTCCCAAATTAGTTTTTTCGAGAGTCCTTGTAACCGGGCTGAATCGCCTCAGAGATTTTTGCAAGGACTTCTAACTGAACAGCAGTAGGCCACTCAGCTTCAATGTCTTCATAAGTAATTTCATCAAGCGTTCCATTTACAGGAACCAACAACCTGATGTACTCAACCATTCGGTTTTCCATCTGCAAGATGGTTTGAACCAGTTCTTTGGTAGAGCGCCCTTCAACAACCACATCGTTATCAGTAACCACAATGCCTTCAATAGCCTGTGATTGACGAAACGAGGATGTCATCTTGTCAAAGCGTTTTTGGTATTCGGATTGGTCAAACTTCTCAATGCGATCTTGCATGGCATCAAGCTCTTTTGTCAGCGGAACACGAACCTTGAAGTTGTATCCAGCAAGCTCAAAAGACTTGGTACGCAAATTGGGGATTTCGCCAAAGGCAGATGTGAGTTTTGTCATGGTTTATCGTGTAGCTTTGATGATCTTGTGGTAAATCGACTCATTGATAGAAATGGCGTAATCCACCACTTCATCAGGAGTTAGTTTATCAGCATAATTTTTTGCAATTTCGTGTGCAAGGGCAATTGCTGTAATTCTCTGCTGTTGAAACCCAAACCAATTCTTTGAAGAATCGGATTGGGCTACAAGGAAGTTTAGAAGGTCGTTACTGTCTTTTACTATCATATCTTTTTACTCTGTTGTGTCTGGAGGGACTTCTTCAATGACCACCACAGGGGCAGTCACGTTGTACTTCTTCAGCAAAGCCAAAGCAATGGCTTCTGCTGTGTCAGGTTTGGCTGTGGCCTTGGCAAGCTCCGCAGCATCCACCACCATGCCACGGGCAACAAGATTAATGTCGCCGTAGCTGGTCACAATTGCTTCGATTGCGTCTGAGACTTTCATCAGTTGTTCGACCAGCCGTACTGGTTGCCCCGTGGATGAATAGTAAATGTGCATTTGGCTTCAGCGCCGGGTGCAGAGTCAATTTGGAATTGACCAACACGACCGTTAAACGCATAAGCAACAGTGTTTGTGCTTTCAACTGCTGCAACCACGAAAGTGCGGTCAACAACACCAGAGTAAGCGTCAGCACGAATCTGGAGCAATGCTGCATCGGAAGGATTCCAAGCAGCAGTGATAGTCATGCTAGTCGGAGCCGCTTGCACGGGAATCTTGTCGCTTTGACGCGAACCAGCAACACCAAAACTTGCTACAGCATCATCTTGACCAAAGGCAGGGATGGCCTCGACAGGCACAGCAACACCAGCGCCACCTGTACCGTTGGCTGAAGTGCCCACGATAGTGGTTACTTGAGCAACCCACACAGACAAGTTAGCGGTTGTCAATGGAGTTGGAGTAGCAGCCGATTGCATCCACAACGATGCGGCAAAACCGGGAAGAACTTTTGCAGGGATAGCCATGATGACTCCTTAAGCGTTGTTAGACCAACCGTACTGATTGCCACGGGGATGGATAGTAAATGTAGCCTTGGCTTCTGCACCGGGAGCCGAATCTACTTGGAACTGGCCTACACGCCCGTTAAAGGCGTAATAAACGATGTTTGCACCTTCGGTTGCCGAAACAATGAAAGTGCGGTCAATCACGCCAGAATAGGCATCAGCACGCATCAACAGCAAGTTGGTATCAGCAGGGTTCCATGCAGCAGTAATGGTCATGGAAGTTGGTGCAGCCTGAACGGGAATCTTGTCAGACTGACGCGAACCAGCTACGCCGAAACTAGCAACCGCATCATCTTGACCGAAAGCAGGGATTGCTTCGACAGGAATTAGGTTGCCGCTAATAGCAAGTGGCCCAACACTAGCAACCAAGGACAACTGTGTAATTGTCAAAGGAGTAGGTGTAGCTCCGGGTTGTGCGTACAAAGCCGCGCTAAAACCGGGTAGAACTTTGTTTGGTAAAGCCATTTTGGGTATCCTTTAAGAGTTGAACAATTGTCTTGTTTTACGCCGGGATGTCAATGGTGCAATCTAAAAAGATTTGCGCCATTTTTTCCTCATCGTTATAACTGTTGTACAGCCACATAACGTCAGCCTTGGAAATGTAAAAACCATCTGCTTGGCTTCCGAAAATCCCGCTGTACCCATGCAAGGCTTGCAGAATCTGATTTGAGATTGTAAATCCATCTTCAATTTGTTGAGTAAAGATAGAAATCTGGAATACAGGACGATCAATGCCTTTGTTGCTTTGCTGTGTTCCCGTATATACAGGTTGATGCACGTTACGCAGCATCCAAGTAATGAACTTGGGCTGAGTCGCAAAGTTACGGTTAAAAGCCGCATACACAGGCACAGGCGTGACAATGTTAGCCAGTTGATACTGGATGGCCTTACCGTAAACAACAGGATTGAGTTGTGCTGCCATTAGACCGCCGTAACTGGATCAGAGCGATAGCACAAGAGAGTAACGGTCATTCGATCATCGGATTCCCGCACACTATCAATACGCCAATCTTTTCCACGATATGTGATTGAAAACAAGTGCTGATTATCAACAATTGTCTTTGTGTTTGGTGTGTAATTCAGCGTCAAATTAACCATGTCTTGATACAGCCGATACTTATCAGCAATCTTCAAACTGTTATCAACTGCTGAAACTCTTGCCCGTGTCGCAAACCACAATGCCTGAACAGTCGCAGACTCACCAAACGCCGACTTGGTAAAAGTCAGGTTGTTGATGTTGATGTTCTCAAAACGGGCGATAGACATTACGGAACTTCTTTCAAGTCGTAAGCAGACCACTTGCTTTTTAGCGGCTTTGCTTTAAGCAAGTAAGAAATGCTGCCAGTTGGTATTCCCGTCTTTTCGCTTGCCTCATTCCAGCTTGCGTAAACTATACCATTGACCATTAAGGGCTTATGTTTTGATGCGGCAATCTTTTTTCTGCATTCATCCGTCTTTGGAACGCCGCGAACATATTGCATTGTCTTTTCCATAGACTCTTTTGGCATTTTTTTA